CCCCCATGCCCTTTGATGCCGCCCCTGCCAACTGCACGCTGGTGAGTGGCCCGGCGCTGCGCCGCATTCATCATCTGCTGGGCGATCTACTCCGGTCGGATGCCGCCACGACCTGCCCGCTGGGGCAGCTCACCGCGCTCCAGGCCGCGCACAAACACCTGCACGATGCCATCTACTTCGACGCGGATGCCACCCAGCCCATCACGGCGGTCGATGACCTGCCGCTGGCAGCCCAGCCGACTCAGTGGATGGAGGGGATGCGGGTAGAACTGGTCACGGAGCCGGACGCGCTGGAAGGCGATCCCTTTCCGCTGCTGGCCGGGGCGCTCGGCACGGTCGCCCGGCACCCGCTTTCGGAAAAGCTGGGCGTGGCCTTCGATGGGCGTGGCGGTTGTGTGACCACCGGCTTCCTGGCTGGCGGCATCTTCACCCAGGCGCTCAACGCCGTGCAGGTGGCAGTGGAGGGCATCCGCTCATGACCGCCGCTGCCGCCCGCATCAACAAAGCCCTGGCGACCGCCCTCACCGTCAACGCGCCGGACGAACGTGCGCGGTTGATCGAAGACAACCGTATCCTCCGGGCGCAGATTAGCCGCCTGGAAAGCTATATCGGTCGGTTGGAGGATATGGTGGTTCAGTCGGAGGAAGTCATTGGTCAGTTGCGCCGGGGCGGTGCCGTCACTGCCACCCCTGCCGGGCGCGGCTATCGATTGATGAGCCAAAAGGATGCCGCCCAACACTACGGGGTCAACCAGTCCACCATTTCGCGCCGCGTGGCGAAAGGGGAACTCAAGACCCAAAAGGTCGAGGGGTTCAAGCACCCGAAGGTAGTAGTTTCCCTGTAGGGGCGGATATACGGGCGAGTGCGCCCTAATCCGCCCGCGACCCGTGTCCATAAAACGCAGCGGGCGGGAGTGCGATCAACACCCCCGCCCACTATGGAACGTGTACCAGCGACCAAACCAGTACGAAAGGAAGTATAGCATGTTCGAGATCGTTCAACCCAACCTCACCCGCCTGCCGGGCCATCAACTCAAGCCCGGCATGGTCATCCACCACAACGGCGCGTGGGTCACGCTGACCCGCAAGCTGGGCGAAACCGGCTGGAACCGCATGGCCTGGTGCGCCGAAGGCCGTTCCCTGCCGATCAGCACCGACTTTTACACCCTCTACGCCGTGCAGTGCGAACCCGTTTCGGTGGTGGCCTCGTGAGCCGCGCTTACTTCGATGCTCAGGCGATGGCGACCTTGAACGAGCGCCTCAAGGCCAAAATGGGGTATCGCCATGCGCCCACGCCGTCGGGTAGCGGCGCGGCCTACAATCGCTCGCGGGGCATGAGTACCCGCCGCGCGTTCAACCAGGGTTATGCCAGTGGCCCGCTGCGCCCGGACTACATCCTGATTGACCTGCGCCGCCTGAGCAAAGGCGATGTGCTGGCCGGCGTTCCCGGCCTGCCGGAGTTGACCGGGCCACTGGAACTGACCTGGTTGCAGCACACTCGCCAGGGCATCAGTCGGCTCAAGCTGCGTTCAGCCGATGGCAGCAGCACCCGGCTCGACCTGCCGACCAACACTATCGGCTGGCGGGTCGTAGCTGGCCCCAAGATGGAGTGGGCGCGTTCCACTTTCGCCGGGGCCGTCGTCAAGATTGAGTCCTACACCTATCGCCAGCCGGATGGCAGCCAGCGCACCGAAATCCGCGCTCACTGGCTGCGCGGCACCACCCCGCAAACCCGTACCTACCTGAAACAGCGAGGCTTGCTGAAATGACCGACCCCCAACACACGCCCACTGTCATCCGCGTTCACACCCTTGATCTGGCCGTCGGCGACATCTTCGAACTGCCAGGGTCGCTGGTGCGCTATCAGATCGTCACCCTGGAAGATGCCAAACGGGATGGCTCCCGCTTTGGCACCGTCGTCCGCGTGGACATTGACTCGGACATCCTGTCCGGCTGGCGCTTCCCGCCCGGCAGTATCATGGATACCTTCCTGGTCGGCGGCCCCAAATTTGACCACATCCACCAGCAACCCGACCTGATCGAGTACACGCCGAGCATCGGGGTCTGGCGCTGGAAGCGCCCGGCACCGTAAGCTGTTTTCACTCAACCCGCACGCGGGGCGGTCGCTGTGTCCGCCTCCAATTGGAGACTACTCATGGGCATCACTGAATTCACAAGGCTGTTGGATTGCTATCGCTCGTACAAAGCCGAGTTCTTCCACCGCAACCATTTGCTGCTGAAGGGCATCAACGAAGATGTCCCGGAAGACGAACTCAAAAGTTTACAGGTAGCAGCCATGAACGCCTTTACCTCGCTCAAAGGACAGGCCATTATCATTGCCAATCTGTTGGCAGATGGCAATGTACGCGCCTACGGCGTACCGGATGGGGAGGGATTGGAATGATACCAGAGCCGCGCATCAAAAGTATTGACGATGCCACGATTGAAAAGTTGGCTCGCCAATGTGAGTCCTCGCCTGCGCTGGCTGGTTTTATTGAGGCCGCTATTGCCCCGGAGCGGCTTCCGGCTCTGGCTGAAGCCCGTGCCAAACTCCGCCGCCCGGCGTGGTACATCCGCCTCGGGCGCTGGGCGCGGCGCTGATGACCAACCGTCTGCACATCCAGCCGATCACGCTCAAGGAAGCGCGGCGCTACGTGGATGAGCATCACCGCCATCACCGCGCCCCGCAAGGCGGCCTGTTTGCCATCGCGGTCAATGATGGCGAACGAGTCTGTGGAGTGGTCATTGTCGGGCGACCAGTCGCACGCAAACTACAGGACGGCGTGACGGCTGAAGTCACCCGCTGCTGTACAGATGGCACACCGAATGCCTGCTCCATGCTTTACGCAGCCGCTTGGCGAGCTGCGCGGGCAATGGGCTACCACCGCCTCATCACCTATACCTTGATCGAGGAACCGGGTACATCCATTAAAGCGGCTGGATGGCGGGAACTCTACAAAACCGCCGCGCAGTCCTGGGATCGCCCCGGTCGCAGACGGGTTGATACGCACCCCACCGGGCAAAAGACCCTGTGGGAGATCACCGCTTAATCGCACGCGGGGCGGTCGGCTGATCGCCCCAATGGAGACCACAAACATGAAAGAACAGCCAAAGGAAGTTATTGATGCCATCGTTGCTTTTGCCGAGATGGTCTCCGGTAAGGCGACTCATTGTCTCCACTGCAAGCAGCCGATTGCCCATCTGGAGCAAGTAGGGCGCTGCGTCTATGCCCGTCCGTGTGGCTGTCGGCAGTATCAGGGTCGCCTGCCGAAGCTTCAGCGGGCGCGGCGCTCATGACCAGCCTCACCCCGCCCGGCTTCTTTGGCACCCCGCCGCTCCGCTACGTCGGAGCCAAGTGGCGCATTGCCGGGCTGGAGTACGCGGTGCAACGACTCAAGCGCGTCATCATTGAAAATGACGATGCGCTCAATGTGCTGGCCCGCTATGACAGTCCGGACACTGTCTTTTACGTAGACCCGCCCTACGTCATGCGGGTGCGGTCGAAGGGCAGCCGCAGCCGCTATCGGCACGAATACAACGATGCCGATCACCGCCATCTGGCAACGGCGCTGCACAGCTTGCAGGGGATGGTGCTGCTCAGTGGCTACGCGGGCGACCTGTACCGCGAGTTGTTCGGCACATGGCGGTCGGTCAGCCAGCCGACCCGTACCAACGGCCACAGCACTGCCACTGAAGTGCTGTGGCTCAACCCCGCCGCCGACCGTGCGCTCCAGCAGGCGGCAGAGTCGAAACCGGAGCAAATGGAGATGTTTGCATGAACTTTGAAATTGCTAAACCCAAACTGGATGCTATTCGGATAGCGTGCGACCTAATCGAGATGACCGCCGATGACTCTGCCGTGACATCATTCGAGATGCAACTGGCACTACGCACGTTGCAGGAAGCCACCGCTGCGTTCGCCAGTGACACGTTGCACAAGATGCTCAAGCATACATGGCAACCGCCTACTCGCCAATTGGATAAGTAGCTAAATCAACAGCGCCCCGGTCAGCCGACCGGGGCGCTGCCGGGGAAGAATCAACTGTATAATGAGCCAGTAAGCAATTCTCGCATGAAAAGAATACGCATACAGGGAATATCAATACGATGGATTCAAACAGCATTATAGAACTGGTCGCTAAAGCAAAAGCAGAGATTGCCGCCTTGAACGATGCGCTCGACGTACTGGCTGCTGTTCCGTCAAGCGAGCAACCGCTGCTTGATGCGGAACATGCCATAGCCGAACTTGAGCGATGTATGGATCAAGTGTGGCGAATTCAAAATCCCGATCCGGCTGCCCGCATCCGTGAACAAATGGGTGAAGATTACTTCATCCGCGCCGCACTGGAGGTACAAGAACTAAAGCAAAAAAGGGGTTAGTTCGCCAGCTTTTCCAGCACCGCCGCCAGCACATCCCGCTCCTGCGGGGTCAGCCGCAACGTCACGCCCTGATTAGCCGGGGTAGGCTGCCCCCCGATCAGCGGTGCCGTCCGCAGGTACGGCCCAAACACCCACCCGCGTTCGCTGCTGTTCAGGAACACCGGCTGCCACAAGCCCCGCTCGCTGCCAATGGTCGCCGGGTGACGATCCTCCGGTTTCAAATCGCTGGGTAGCACATACAGGCCGACCACCCCCTCCGGCGGCAGCGTGGCGACAATGGAGCCGTCCACTGTCGGCAGCGCCCGCACCCGCAGGTTATTGCCGATCAACCGCGCCGGGATGGCCCGCTCCCAGAAGTAGGCCCGCCAGGTCTCTTGCTGGATAGACCCGCCCTGCCCGTACCACGTCGGCAGCCGCAGACTGCCATTCGCGCACAACCCTTGCAGTGCCTTCCAGAACGGGTCATCCCACAGGGTATCGAAGCTGCCGCTCATCCACCCGCCGACCGACGCGCCCAGCGACCACAGGTGCGGGATGTATCCACGCGGCAGGAAGTGCGTCCGCACCACGTCGTAGACCATCCGGGCATAGCGGGTCGGGTCAAGCCGTACTTTCTTATCGCGGTAGCCCGCGTTGGGGTCGAGCCTGCCGTCCGCCTGTTCATACACCAATCCGGTCTCGCCAATGTGGATCGGGATCAGGCGGGTATCCAGCCCAAGTTCAGCCGCCCGGCGGTGGATTTCCGGCGGACGATCCAGCATCCCGCCGCCCAACCCTTGCTGCTGGAAGTAGGCGTGCGGTGCAGCGATCACCGCCGGAAATTCATTGCGCCCCAGCGGGTCGCGGTTGGCTGCCGCCATTGACCGCCACAGTGCATCAAATGATGCGTAGTGGTCAGGCTGTTCACCCCGGTAGCCGCCCGGCGACCCGGTGGACATCTTGAAAACCGCCAGTCGCCAACCTTTTGGCGCGGTGATGTCCAGCACCTTCGTCTCAAAATCTGCCAACCGGGTCAGTTCATCCGGGGCCGCCTCGCAATGCGTGCAGGCGTAGCACCCCATCTCCAGCGCCGGGCGGAATAGCTCCACAAATTGCGCCGGGGTCAGGCGCTCCCACAGCGTCGCATCCGGCAGCTCATCCCGGTAGCGCCGATACAGCACCATCGTCTGCGGGCGCTCCCGGCGCAGCCGCCCGGCGAAGGCCAGCGCCTGTTCCGGGTGGCTGCCGTCGAGGATCGTGACCGCCGCCATGTCCGCCTGCTGGATGCGCTCCCAGGCCGGAGCGCCGTCCACCAGCGCGGTATCCAGCACATTTGCGCCCAGGCAATTCGGCATGGTCATTAACCCTGGCCGCTTTCGCCAGTGGGATACATGGGGATCGGCGCTACACGGCCTTGCGCTGCAGACTTCAAAATAGCATCGCGTAGTTCCGTGCTTAAGGGTTCCCCCTGCTCCATCCTGACGCGCTGCACTTCAATCCTGCCATCCGTCACATCGCGCAGGAAGTTGCTGATGCCCGCCAACGTCTTCACGGCTTCGTCGGCAATATCGGCCACCCGGTCAGCCAGCATCGCTAATCGCTCCTGCGCCTCTGGCGGTTGGCTCAGGAAGAGCTTCTCCGTTGCCATCCTTGTCCGCCGATCTGCCAGGAATGCACCAAAGGCCATCAATATCCCGCCGCCCGCCGCGATGTAGCCAATGAACAGCAGCACTTGCGTCAACAGTTGCCCGGCCGCCTCAATCTGCTCCACTGGCGTGACCACTGGCCCCGGTTCCGCCGTCATCTCTGCGCTCGGTTCCAGCGATGGCTCCTCGGTCGGCTCCGGCTGGAGGAAAGCCACCAACTGCGGCAGCGACGACGAGTGCAGTGCATTGCCCCGCGCAGCGATCGTCAGCCCCGGCAGCACCAGCAGCGCCAGCAACAGCAAGCCCAACATCACCATGCCCAATTTCAACTTGTTCACCGCGTTCTCCTTTTGGGCGCGTGCGCCCGCTTGATACAACACGTTTTTGATCGTGCCAAAGCTATCGGCAATGTCATGTTCCAGCGTTGGCAGCCCTTCGCTTTTGGGCATCCGGGCAATGCCGTCGGCGTGCTGGCGCAGCTTGATCTCAATCAGGTGGTAGCTGGTGATGAGCAGCGACACTTCATCGACCGTCAACGCAATGCTCAGGCGCGGCGATCCCCACTCGGCAATAGCTGCCGATTGCGCCGTCCACTGGCGGTCGCGGTCATTCATGGGGTAGAGCCTCCGTATCGGGTGGCGGCGTGTCCAGCACCAGCAACTTATCCGTGATCTTCTCCAGCGTCTTGGTCTGCAACTGCCGCACCGCCTGCACATCATTGATGGCCGTGTCCGCTCGCTGGGCAGCCAGCGCCGCCTGCGTTTGCACATCCCCCACCGTATTCTTCAGATCGCTGATTTCGCGCTCGTATTTTTCCCGCAGACCCCGCATCTCGGCATCATGCTTCTGGATGACCTCTTGGTGCTGCCGCTGTTCCTGTTTCAGCATCCGCGTCAAGGTTTCAATCGTATCGCGGTGCAATTTGAGTGCTTCTTCGAGGCTGAGTACCTTCTGTGCCAGTTGATCGTAATTGGGCTGCCGTCGCCGATACTCATTGATCTGCCCCTGCAAATGATCCACCTGCGCCAGATTTTGCAGCCGCTGGCTTTCCAGCGTGGATTCCAACTGCTGGATGCGGGTATCCCGTTCGACCAGCTTCAGCCGGGTATTTTCGCGCTCCAGTTGCAGCACCTGCTTCAGGTCGGCCTCCCGCTCCTCCATCATGGCGGTCAGGTCGTCTTGCAGTTTATCAACCCTTTTTTGGGCTTGCTTGCCCGCCTCCAGTTGCCAGGATTCTTTCGCGTCATTCAACCGCGACTGGCTGCGTCGGCTTTCCAGCAGTACCCAAAATAGCAGCACCCCTATCGCTGCCGGGATGCCGATCTGCTCGATCAACTGGAACAACACGTCCATGTGTGTGACCCGCCTCTCACCCTGCTTTCAGTGTAGCAACTTGGGTGGGCGGGGTTGCCGCGTGCCGGTCAGCACCAGTGAGCGCCGATCAGTCCGGCACTTGCCAATGATTCAAGCGTATTTCCCCAAGTCTGCGTGCCAACCCCGCCGCCGCGCTCTCGCGCTTGAAATGACCATGAGCCAGCTTCAAATCCAAGATATTCAAGTTCCCCAGTCAAACTACCGCCTTGATTGGCTGCGCCAAAATTAAGGCGAGGTTGGGTTCCCTGTGCAGTAATAGTTCCGGCTGTAGAAGCTAGAGCAATTGCAACGTTATGGGCGCTCGTTCCGCTTGTACTGACGTGGCCCAAAACCTTTAGTTCTGGCATATCTATGGGAAGGCCAAGCACAAAGTTGACCCGCACCGCAGCGTCATTGTTCATGAAGCGATAAGCGTTTGTGGAGTAAGTCCAGCTAACGGGAGTAGGGAACGCTCGAAGCCATTTACGTACCCGATTATAAGCATTCCAAAGCAATCGATGCGCCCGACTATCAGAACTGGCTCCATTCGTTCGGCCCGTTTTGATTGATCCCATATAGCGCCGCGCCGGCGTGCCGCTTTTGACATACACCCCGTTCTGCTTTGCCAGCGCCGTTGCCCGCGTCAGTAATTCATTTTCGCGGGCGCAAACCCCGCCGCTGGTGTATACGCCGGGCGCGGCCGGCGTAGTCGCGTCCAGGTTCTCCAGCGTGATGGTGGTCGCGCCAACAGCGCGTACTCGCCACGTGCCGTTGACCCCGGTCGCGCCAACCACATCTTTGATGGTGACAAGATCATTCACCACCATTGTATGACTTGTTGTGAAAGTCACGACTGGCGGCGAAGCATTGGTGACACCGCTGATGACCCGGTTTTGTGGCTCATTCCAGATGACCGTTTCCAGGGTCAGGGTGCCAGTATTGTCGTAGAGGAAAATGTCATACAGACGTTGTTGCGTGGAAGGCAGCACCAGACTGACCCCGGCATCCGGGATGGTGTACAGTTGCCATGCGCTGGTGGTGGGGTTCCATAGCGCAATCTGGTTGCCCGTGTACGGCAGGTAATACAGCGTGGATTGGTTGCTGACATCACCTATTGGCACTGGCTCGCTGCTGCTCAAACTCAGCCGACCGCCGACAATGCTAGGGGCAACCGCCGTGGGGCCAGTGGCGCTCACCGTCAGCGTGGCTGCACCGTCGTCGTAAACCAGGTCAATGCCCGCCCCTTCAACGAGCAGCGCCGCCACCCGGTCATCAACCGCCTCATTAAACCCGCCGATTTCGGCAGGGGTCAATCCGCTCACGCTGATGGTCAGGGTATCCGCGCCGTCATCATGCACCACATCAATATTTGCGCCTTCAATCACGAACGCCGCCACCAGATCGCGGATTTCCTCCGCCGTCAGGCCGCCTCCCCCTCCCCCGCCGCTGGTCGGCAGGTTGATGAGTTGCCGCATGTCCTGCTCGTACCCCGGCTCCGCCCGCAGCGCCGTCTGCCCGCCTTCCAATCGCCACGCCCAGATCGGGATCGCGCCAGTTGTGCGGTCGTCCAATGCCTCCTGCAAATCTTCAGCGCCCAGCGGATCGGTCACGGCCTTCGGTGTGCTGGCGACTGCCTCCAGTACATTGGTGTCGCTGCGCCAGCAGACCACCACGTAGCGGTGCAAATCCGCACCAGGGACGAAACTGCCTAGGTTGATCTCTTCCGCGCCAGCCAGGTTCAGGGTGTCCTCCACCAGCAGCAGCGCCGGCCACACGCTGGCGTACAGCGGCTTGGCCGGGTCCAAGTGCGGCTTGCACAGCATGGGCATCAGTTGCGTCGTGCTGACGAACCCGTTCAGCGTGTGATCCAGCGGGTTCAGAATGCCGGGGTGATAGCCGCCGCTTGCCAGCGCGACCGAGTCGCCACTCAGCACCACGTCCCGCCCGTCCAGCTTGCCGACCCGTACCGGGGTATCTTCCAGTATGGGCAGGTTGGCGTTGGGGTGGATCGGCATGGAGACGGGCGCTCGCAGCGTATTATCGGCCTGCAGCAACCGCACCCACACATTGCCCGGTTTTGCTGCATCCCGCACCGCGCCCGTGCCATCCCCCAGGCGGGCCAGGCGCGTGACCAGGTTAAGCTGCTGTTGCAGCAGGGTTTTGAGGCTCATGCGCCCTCCCAGGGTTCAATGCTCACAATCGGTTGATCGGATGGATACGGCTTGATGACAAACGTGGGGGAAGCCGCCTGCACGTTGGGCAGGTAAGCCGGGCCGTTGCTGGCGTTGAAGTACGCCTGCCGCATCCGGGTATCGGTCTTCCTCATGCGGATGTAATCCGCCACCGCGCCGACCGGCACATCGCCCGTCGCCTCCGCCCAGGTGGCCCCGCTATCTGTGCTGATGACCAGCCGTCGCGTGCTGCCAAACAGCAGAATAGCCAGGATGATCCTGCCGCTGGCCCAGGGCATGACGATACACTGTGGCCCCACGCCCAGCCCGTCATTGCCGCTGAGGGTCGGCGTGATGGCGGTGAAGATCGCCCCGGCTACCGTCACCCGCCACAGGCTTTCCCCGCCGTCGCTGACCCCCGCCGCCAGCAGGTATTGCGGGTCACTCCCGTTGTTATTGGTGTTGAGCGTGGTGAAGGTTTTGCGCGGGATGAAGACCGCCCCGCCTTCTTTAGCCCCTCCATAAGCGGCGAACGCGCCGCCGGTGGCCTGCTTCTGCATTTGCCCGTCACCACTGAGCAGCAGCACCGAGGCAAACTTGCTCACGTCCGCGCCGGAAAGCGGCGTATTCGGTGCGCCTGCGTCTTCTGCGGTGGCCCAGCTCACGCCCCGGTCAGTGGAGTAATATGAGGCGGCGGTGACGGTATCGGCGGCGTACAGCGCATCCCGGATCGGCGTGTGGTCAATCAGTGCCAGCGCAGCCACCAGTGGAGCGCCCCGTAACCACATCACCGGGTCAGCAAAAACATCATCTGTCCGCCAGACCGAATCAATGATAATAGGAGGGCCATAATCTTCAGGGGTACAGTCGTGGTTTAGACCAAAAGGATTAGGGCCTTGACCATAAAGCGTGACCGATGTGATGGTGGGGTTTACCCCTCCCCCAAAGTTGCCCATGCACACTTCCAGATAAGTACCAGTTAGTGTGAACGACCCGCCGCCGATAGCAAAGTACGTGCTTTCCATGTAGCCCGAATTGCCCACGTTGCTGTCAATGCCGGTGATGTTGATCTTTTTGAGGGTCACATTGTACGGAAAGTTCAATCGGATAGCCGTGTAACCGCGCCCTACCCCGAAATAGTAGGTATTGCCTTTCCAGCCAATGCCATCCTGATAAGTGCTGCTGGTGTCGGTCGTATCGCCGCCGCTGTTGATGAAGAACTGATCGCAACTGATCCAACCTTGATCGTCCAGCGTAAAATCAAAGCGGTAGCACCATTCATCGTGTTCTTCCCGCGCCAGCACATAAGCCCCGCTTTTGCGCCAGGGGTCGAAGATGGCTTGCTTGATAAGCCCATCCTCGGCAATGGGCGGGGTCACATCCGCCCAAGTTGGCTCCGCAGCCAAGAAGCGCGTGCTGAGGTAGACCCGGTTGTGTGTGCCGCCCACCCCCAGCAGCACTGTGCCGCCATCGCTGCGCGGTTGATTGGGCGGTTCCACCACCGGGCCGCCCGTCTCCCCCGGCGGTTGATACCATTCGGGCGGGAAGCCGAAGCCGGGTTCAATCGGCGGGAACTCCACCGGCGGCGGATTGCCGCCCTCACTCGACGGCGGCTGGGTGATGGTCTGCCCCGGCGGGCCGCTGGATTCGCGCACGTAGACGACCTGCACCTGCTTGGTGCCACTCGCAGCATCGTGGCGCACCGTGCTGCTCACCAGCAACCAGCGCGTAGTGCTGGTGAAATTGCCTCCGCTGACCAACGGCAGTGCCGCCGGATCAAAGCAGAACCACTGGTCGGCAGCCGGGGTCAGCCAGTAATACCCGTCCGGGTGGGTGATGGTCAGCCGATCCAGCGCCTGGGACTTAGCGTAGGCATTGCCGGAACGGGTGTTGAGTTCAGCCTCTGCCGCGCTTTTGATTTCATTCGCCACCAGCACCTGTCCACTGAGTTGACCTTGCCCCTCGGCATACCCCTGCGCCACCCCCGGTGCCAGGCTGAGGACGGGGGTCACCTTGCGTGAGGTGGTGTTGTAACTGCCGCCGCTGGCCTGCAAATTGCCGATCTGCTGCGGCATGGTCTGCTCTAGGGCAATGTCCAGTACATCAGCAGCGCCCCAAGTGGCGACCGTCGGCAGCGCCGCCCGCAAGCCCAGGTTGATGATCTGGGCATCCCGCACGATCTGCGCCTGCCCCGCCGCGTTGATTTGCACCGCCGCGTTGATTGATGAAGCCAGATCGTTCAGTCCAGTGAGGATGTTGCCGCTCTGGGTGACGAAACCCGCCGCCTGAAACGTATCCGCCGTGCTATCGAACGTCAGCGAGTGCAGGTCGAGAAAGGTACTGCACAAGCGCAGTTGCAGCACGCAGGCCCGCCAGGGGGTCAGCTTATTGACCTGCCCCCACTTGGTCGGGTTGCTGGCGAAGGTGAATTCGTAGGGCAATTGCTGCAACCGCCCCAGCTGCGCCAGCGGCCCCTCCACCTCGTAGCGCAATTCGGCATCGGCCCCGGCATCGTCCGCCGGGCGCAGGCTGTCGTTTTGCTGCCGCAGCCGACCCAGCAGCAGGATGTTGCTGCCCGTCAGTGGCCCGGCCCCCGTCTGGTATCGGTCATCCCCCCATGCCACCAGCAGCGTACTGTCGAGTACGGCGCTGACCCCGGCAAACGCCCTTAGGCTGCCGTTGTAGCCGCCCTCGGCGGTCGCCGTCACGTTCAGGTCATCCGCGCTCAGGACGTGCGGCGGGTAAGCGCTGCTGTGCGCCCAGACCGGGATGCGCCGCGTTGCCGTCCGCCCGCCGCTGTCGGTCACGGTCAAACTGATCCAGCGGAAGCCCCCCGGAAAGCGGACGGTGATGGCGGCACTCGTGAGTGTGCCAGCTTGCAGGGTGCCGTCGGCGATGCTCCAGCTATAGCCGCTGATGCTGGCCCCGCTTTCGGCGGCGAACGCCTGGGCGCTGAAGGCAATCTCCAGCGCCGAGATCGTTGTGTCAATCCAGCCCGCATAGGCCGAACGCAGATTGTGGATGACCGGTGGCATCCGCTGGAAAGCCAGGTCGTAATCCGCGTAGAGCGTGCCGCTCACCTCCCGCCCTAGCCGATCCCAGATACGGTAGTCATCCAGCACGAAGATATAATCGTTATCGGCAATGTCGCCCGGCGAAGTTTCATTGATGTACAGCCGGGAAGCAGTCGGCGTTTTCCGCACCCGCCCCGCCCAGTAGGCCGCTTTGGCATCATTCGACTTACTCAGCAGCACGGTCATGCCCGGCTGCACGTTCGCCAGCGTGCCGGAACCCGTGTCGTAGGTGATCTGCGCCAGCGCCGCGCTAAAGATCGTCTGGTTGACCCGCGCCGTGTAAGCCGCCGTGTTCGGGCAGAGTGAGATGTAGGCCGCCCCGCTGAACCGCGCCGGGTTGGCTGCCGTCCCGCGCAGGGTGTTGAGTTGGTCGCTCGTCAGCGCCGCGTGGAAGCTCATAGCGCCACCAGGTTCATCAGTTTCAGCGGCACCCGCACCCACTTGTTGCCCGCCTGCAGCGACTCGAGCTCCGGTTCCAGCGGCACCTGCAGCACGGCGTTGAAATGGGCATAAGCCCCGGCGTTCCAGCGCGTCCGCACTGTCACCAGGCCGCTGTACCCGCCGCCGCAGTAGGTCGTCTTCAGGTACTGATACTGCGGCAGGCTCAGGAACGGCATCTCCCAGGTCTGCGCCGGGAACCCCGCCACGTAAAGCTGCTGGTCAAGCCGCACCCGCCGCACCCCTGGCGAATAACTCAAGCGGGCGGTCGGCTCCGGGAAAGCGATGTCGCCCGCCGGGACGATCAGACCGATCAGGGTCAGGCCGCCCGCGTTGTTATGTCCGGCGGCGATTTTGTAATCGGTGAAGGCTGGCATCACGCCCCCTGCATACTTTTATGCGCTCACGCCGAACAGGTCGGCGACTTCCGTCCGCACCGTCTGCTGGATCGCTGGCACCAGCCCGCGAATCTGGTCGGCGCTGGCCCCGGTGGTGATCGGGATGTTCAGGTTCAGCACGATCCCGCCCGGCGCGGCGGAGGCCGTTTGCTGGCTACCGCGCCCCGGTAACGGACGCAGATTGCTCAGGCCGCTGCTGCGGGTAGCCGAAGGGAGGAAGCCGGAGGCATTGCCCGCTTGCCCGCTGCTGCCGCCCAGGTTGCCGATGGCCTGCTGGATCAGGCGCTGTGACTGCGCGTAGTACTGCTGCTCCAGCGCCAGTTTCGCCGCTGTCCCCTGCTGTACCAGCCGCAGTTCAGCCACCACCGCCTGCTGCCGCTGCGCCAGTTCGGCGGTCAGCTTCTGCCGCAGTTGCAGGAGTTCACGGTTGTAGGCCGTCTGCGCTTCCTGCAGATTGCGCTGTCGCTGCTGGGCAATCTGCGTTCGTTCTCGTTGGTAATTGACCTCGGCATCCACCACGTCCTGCTGGAAGCGGGCAATGCGCTGGTTGCGTTCCAGGTCGTATTGCCGGGCGGCATCTTCGTTCTGCTGCTGGAACGCCCGTGCGCGGGCGGCCCGGTCTTCGCCAAACTGCTGGTTGGCGTTGGTCAGGTCGCTGGCCGTCTGCCGCCGCGACCGCGCCAACCCGGCGAAGTCACGGTTGAGCGCCAGTTCAAACTCGCGCTCCTCGCCGCTGCGCCGGATGCGCTCCAGGTCGGCCTGGTGCTGGATGGCGCTCTCGACCTCCTGCCGCTGGAAGTCAATCTGCCGATTGAGCGCGTCCTCCTGCGCCTGGGCCGCCGCATCCGCCAGATCAGTGGCGAGGTCGGCGGCGAGGTCATCCCGCGCCTGCACCAGCTTCTCCAGCAGGTCGGCTTCCTGCTCGGCGGCGCGTTCGGCAATCGCCAATTGCTGATCGCTCAGTTGCTGCGCCAGCGCGATTTCCCGTTCGGCGGCCTGCTGCTCAATGCGGGCTTTATCCTGCTCATACTGGCGCACCAGGTTGATCGACTCCTCGCGGACGCGCTGCTCGGCTTCGAGTGCCTCTTTTGCCGCCTCAGCGGCGCGGACGGTTTCGAGCAGGCCATCACGATTGAACAAAGTCAGCGTATTGGTGGCTGTTTCAATGCTGCGGTTAATGCCGTCCAGTTGCGCTTGCAACGCTTCCCGAACCGCAACATCATCTCCAGCATTATCAATCTGGCGTTGAACATACCCGGCATACTCAGCCAGTACCGTTTGTTCTCGTTGAAGGGCAGCAATACGTTCCTCAACTGCCTCAACGGATGCTCTCACCGCAAGGTTTCCGGCCTCGAGTTCAGCGTTCAAGAAATCCTGGTTGAAGCCGACAGCCTGCCGAGCGCGGGCTTCGGCCAATTTCCGTTCCGCTTCGGCTGCCGTCGCAGCAGCAAAAGCCCCATTTTCCAACCCTCTACTTAAAGCATCAATTTCGGCCTGCGCGTCCCTTACCGAATTGCGAAGTTCATCTGCGCGGGCAGTTGCCTCGTCATCCGTACTAAGCGCATTAGATATAGCAAAGGCTGCTCGCCCGCCAACCTCTCCAAAAGATTTCACAGCACCTTCAAATGCGGAGGCAAAAGAGGCTTCAATGACAGATAACTCTTCCTGTTGGGCCGCCAATCTGCGATTAAGCTCCTCGCGGCGTTCAATAACCTTTTCTTCGGTCGCAGCACTGCCGATCAGGTCGTAGTAGGCTTCGTTAGCACTAACGGCTGCATTTAGGGTATTTTTGGTATCTTGTAACTGGCGGTCAAGCAGCGCAAAACCCGCCCCAACAGCAACTATCGCTGCTACAGCCAGCGGACTTGAGGTCGCAATTCTGCCAATTGCTTGTTCAGTACCTACTCCTAAATTTTGAACAGCGTCGCCAAGAATAGGGATGCTACTGGTTGCACTCCGGACACTGTCTAAAATAGTTTTCCCAATGAAATCACTACCCCCGCCTTGTCTGCTGATGGCACTATTTCCAGAAACTGAGGTTGTCGGTTTCACCAATTCAATTGGCGTGCCTTTCTTTAGTCGCTCAACATCAGCTTGTAGAGCCTGCATTGCTTTGCTGACAACACGCACTTGGTTGGGATTGATTTTGATCGGCTCAACAGATTCTTTGCTTTTCAGACGCTCAATGGTGGTTCTCAATTCAGCAACTGCCGAATTGGCACGCTGAACATTAGGTTCATCAACCTTGAAAGCAAGGATTGTCTCGACAACGCGATTTTGAGCCATAATGTTTGACTGCTGTGTTATCCTATAGAAAACGGGTTTGGAGTTGCCATCATGACAGTAAAGTATCCGGTACTCCGTGTATTGATTTGGGCTTTCCGTGTCATAGCATTTCTCAGTTTTCTAATCGGCATCGCTGGAGGTGTTATAACCGCAACCTCACCCTCAATTGAATATGACTTCATTAACGGCACTGCCGAGATTGTCCCCACATCAGATGCCCAGCGCGGAGCGGGTTTTGGAATAATTGTTACAGGCATTGTTTTGGGACTTTTCCTTCAGGCCACCGCCGAAGTCATTCGCATCCAGATCAACAATGCCGAGCAATTGGTTCGGCAGACCATCTTCCTTGCCCGCATTGAGCGCAACACCCGCGCGGCTGAACCAATGCCTATCACAGATGGGCCGACTGCCGATACCGCCGCCTTGCGCGAACTTCGCCGTCTGACCGAGCGACAAGTCCCGCTGGTTCCCGCCGACGAAATCACTGCCACCCGCAAGGACACCCTGCTACGGAACCGCCTGCGCCCGGATGTTGCGCTGGACGAAGACAACTAGCACTGTCTATCACCCTACCAAAAAAGCACCCGCCCGCTTGTCAGGCGGGCGGGTCATCACGGATGATAGGCGGGCGTTTGCCGAAGTCTCGGTGGAACTTCAACCAGTCGAGCATGGTGTCAATGTCCTCGCGCCAATGTTCATCTTCTTCGGCCAGCACCTCCGGGCGCGGGCGCTGCTGGGTGCGCTCATACTCCAATGCCCCGCGCAGTACCAGGTGCGGCGCGTAGTGCAAAACCAGCCTGGGGCGCGTCAGCATGACCGCCTCCGGGTCATAGGCATTTTCTCGCGCCACGTAATCCCGCACCATGCGGTCTACTTCTTCGACCGCCGCCTCTCTTTTGGGTTTGCGGTCGTGCCGTCCTCCGCCTGTAATTCCAGTCGCGCAGCCAGCGGCAAGGCCAGCGTAACGGTGTCATACGCCTTCAGCCAGGTATCGTGCATGGTCAGGTCAACCAGTTCATTGAACCGCAGCCATTCCTGCGCCCAATCACGCGGTTGACCAAGTCCTTCCCAGAATAGGCGCAGGTTGCTTTCGTCCTCGGCTAATTCCGGCCCAAACTGAATGTCCTTTGTACGGGCCATGAATGACCGGAAGTTGAAAAAGCAAGTACGCGACTCGCTGCCGATTGGGATGGCCTGCATTTCCGGCACGGCGAGCGTAATCTGGTCTTCCAGCAGGAACTGACCCATCCTGCGCGACCCCTCAAAAACGAACGTGATGGCACCGTTTGGCGTGGGTATTTCAACCAGCGCCATCATTGGCCTCTAGGATGTCCTCGGCTTCGTCCAGCGGTTCAACGGGCAATCCGGCTGCCGCCGCTCGCAGCGCCGCTTCCGTCACCGGATCATTCCAGTTGATCGGCCTGACGATAAAGTGACCGTTGCCGATGCCCTGCACGGTCGCTGCTTCCCGCTCATACGGGAAGCCCGCTGCGTCCAGGGCGGGCCATTTCCGCCCCTCTGCTGTTTCCTTGCCCAGCCGCGCTTGATAGTCGTTCATTGAACCCTCCGTTTAGATGGCGAGGTAATCGGTCTGGTACAGCACCACATTGACATCGTTGGCAGCGCCGGTTGTTGGCATGACGACTACCCCGGTGGTGGTGTTGAAGCTGGTCGGCACCAGGGCGTTGCCGTTGCGGGCGAACCAGTTCTGGGTATTGCCGCCTGTAACATCGTTGTAGCTGGGTCGATAGCCGACAATGAACGAGGTAGCCACGCCATCGGCAATGAAGGTGGAAAGCGCCAACCCCTTGCGGGTGGTGATGGCGTACTCAAAGGTCTGGTTGTTGTACCAGCCCTGGGCGCTGCCGAACGGACGACCGTTGGGGAAATAGCCAGAAGCCGATGGCGTGAAGGTGCAGGTGACTGGCACCGGATTGGTGCCTGCTTCCTGGGTGAGGCCGCCGACATCCAGTTTGCCCGTCACCAGCGGATAATTAAGCCACCACCAATCGGTTGCCGTGCTGTCCCGGCGCTGGAATTGCGCCCCGAACAGCAAACCGCCGACCATCGGGGTTGGGCGCAGCGGGTTATTGCTGAAAATCTTCGCGCCGGTCAGGCTGGTGCTGTCCACCAGGGAGCCGCTCATCAGGGCAATGGCATCCGCATCGGCTTGCGAAAGCCCGAAAGACCCTTCGTTGAGTTCATTCAGCCCCATGAAGGCCGAACCTTCCAATTGCCCGCCCCCCCGGAAGATCGAACGCGCCATTGAGCCTTGCGGTGGGGTCATGCTAATTGGCCCGCGCAGTTCATAGGCATGGCTGGTCAGTGGCGGGGTATTGGGGCCGTCCGGGTTCAGGCGGCCCCAGCTACGCCCGCTACTGTCCACTGTGTAGAAGAAGGCTTTCTGGAAAAGGTAAATGTTACCGCGTGACATAGGTCACTCCTTCACGTTGATTCATACGTGGTGATGTCTATTCCGTACTGCACGGCCACCCAGATACGCTTGGCCCAGGTGATGAAGTCAATGCCGTTGTCGCTCATGGGCGAGACTTCGCGCACCCCTGCCAGCGGCTCATGGTTGTAGGAGAGCAACCGTAGCGGCAGGAAGAACTTCGGCACCGTCTCCATCCAGGGCCGCGCCGCCCGGATACCCTTGATTTTCTCCGCCTCGTCCAGCGCGGCGGTATCGCACAGGTTATCCGCCACCAGCACCAGCAGGTACGTCCGGGTGACGGCGTATTCGGCGCTGCTGATGCGCTGGCGGGTGGCCTGGCGCGGCCCCGCCCCCAGCCAGTCCTCCACCACCATGCACGGCGGAGAGAGCGGGCCTTCGGTCGGGTCAATCACGCCGCCGTCCAGGCCGGGGATCAGCGGGCAAAGCAGTTTGAGCCGCTCAATCACGCGCTGTTCAACCGTTATCATGGTCGCACCCCGGCGCGGGGATCATCCAGCGTATACCAGATTTCGATCAGGTCGTTTTCCAGCCGGGCGCGGCTGTTCGCCAGGGTGGGCGCGGCCTGCCGCCAGCCCGTGTCCAGGTGGAACGGCTGGGCATCATCGCCGATCACAAATCGGGCGTAGGCCGTTTCGTTGACCGCGCTGATCTCCAACCCGTCGGGCAGGTTCACCGTCTGCAAGTCCCACGCGTCAACCATCTTGCCTGTCCGCTGGTACGGGATGCCCTTGCCGAAGCCATTGGTGGCGAAGAACGCCCGCCGCTGCTTCTCGCTTTTCCAGCGCAGCGGATACTTCGGCGGCCCCGGTGTCACCTTCAGTTCAGCCCGTAGTCGCTGCCGTTCCTTGTTGACCTGCCGCCGTACTGCCCCTTTGACCAACGCCGGGGCGCGGCGCACCTGCTCGCCCAGCGCGTCCAGTATGTCTGCATCCACTGTGATGGTGACGTTAATCATCCGCCAGCCACGCTTCCTCATTGGTCGCATCAATGCCCAGTTGCAGCGACCCCGTGAACAAAGTGCCGCCGTTCACCCCGGCCAACCGCTCGTAGTAACCGAGCAAGTCCTGCAGGTGATCGAACCACTGCGAGCGGCTCTCGCCTCCCACGTCGCTCCGCGTATCCACTTTGACCGCCGCCTTGCCCAGCAAGCGGCGGATGATGTACACCACCGTCAGCGCCTCGGTACGGTCAGCATTGCCCACCGTCACGCCCGCCGCCCGCACGTACAGCGCGTCAATCTGCTCGTCCGTAATCCAGGCGGGGGTGCATTCATCGCCGACCAGCAGGCGCAGGTCGGCGAATTGCTCGGTAGAGAGCGTGGTCACAGCGGGCTACCCCTCTGCCGGCTTCTTGCGGCGGCGCGGGGTTGGCTCAACGGGTTCTTCGGCGGGCGCAGCTTCCGGCAACGCTTCATCCGGGCTGAGGCTTTCCGCCAGCACCAGGTCGCCCGCCGCCAGCGCCTCGGCCTGGGCCGCGTCTTCATCCAGCGGCAAGTCCGTCACCGGGATGCCGTGTCCGTCGGTCAGCGGCGGCACGTCGCCCTCGTCATCCATCGGCGCGATCAAATCAGCTAGTCTATTCAGCCACAGACCAATGGCCTCTAACTGGTTTGCCTGCAAGTGTTCGGTATCGCGGGCATGAGCCGGCACCAAGACCGGCTCTATCCCCGCATACCCCGCCAGGCGATTAGCAGCCGCATGAATCTGCCGGATCGCCACTGCTTTCTTAGCCGCTAGTGCGGCGGGGGTTGCCATCGCGGTTAGCCCGGCAACGTTGAGGCATCGTAGCCGCTCGGCGGGGCGTAAGTCGCGTTGCCGATGCGCCTGACCACTACCCCGACCCGGTTGTAGGGAGCAAAGCCCGCCTTGCGGTAGAAATCGAAGCCGGCGTGGTTGCTATCCTTGACGAACGGTACCATCTGAAGACCGCGCAGGTTCGCCTCCGGCTCTTCCCGGATGAAAACTGGACGCGCCCCCCCCAGCGCAACCCCCAAGGGGTAGCCTGCCGGAATCCGGCGGCTTTCCACAATGATGAACTGGTTACACACGCCCATCACGCGGTTGCCGAAGCCCAGGTAGTCATCCACCCCGTTTGCCAGCGTGACATCGCCATACTGGATGAACGGGTTGAGAGTCGGGTTTTCGGTGAAGCCACCTAGCAGACTAATAGCAGTTGCTTCCGTAGGATGGGCATACAGCACAAACGGCTCCATATTGAATGGGTGTTCGTACAGTTCGCTATACATGGCGGGCAAGGGGTTGTTGACATCGTCAATGGCGGCAGCCTGCGCCGAATAATGATCGTCAACCGCAAAGGTGCCGTTCAGATCGGGGTAGCTATCCGTGTCGCCATTGGCGAGACCCTTGATGCTGAGCGTGCCAATGTCGTCCGAGTCGTCCCGGTACGTCCACTCACTGCGGGTATACACCGAAGCCAGCAGGCGGCGGATCATCCAGCCCGCATCCTGGCGCTGGCGTTCCAGCATCTTCTCGTTCAGCTCGCCAATGGTGATCTTCTCCCGCACTTCGCGGTTGAAGCCAATGCTGCTACCCGTGCGCCAGAACGGAACGGAGATTTCATAGGACGCTCCTTCGCGTTCTGGTAAGGGCGTACCATCCTGCGAAAGCGGTTGGGACTCGCTGCTACCGCCAACCTTGACCCGCTTCTTCGGCGGGCCAACCAGCGGCTGGACTAAGGTTTCCAACAGGGCTTCCATATCCTGTGTATGGGCGGCTGCCGAGGCTTCAATGGCGGTCGTGATGACCTCCACATTCACCTCGTTTGCACGCTGGCTGAAAATGTCTTGGAGTTGGTGGAAACCATAAGCAACGTTATTCGGCATGATGGTTATTCCTTCTCCACTTTAAAGACTTTATTGGCAATGCTGCCGTTCCAGATCGGATGAACTCGGCCAGCAATCACGCTGGTCGTGCCAGCCGCCGTATCGAACGCGCCGTCAGTGTCGCTCAGGAACACCGGCGCACCAAAAGCCATCGCGTCCAGCGCATTGCCGACATCGACCAACCCGCCACGCACGACCGTCACCGCCCGACCAACCCGCTCGGCCTTGATGACCGCGATGCCCTGGAAGTTGTTTTCGGTCGTGTTGGTGGCGTTTGCCGGTGTAACCGAACCATCCGTATGAAAGCGGACGGCCTCGTAATCGAACGCTTCCTGTGCAGGAAGGTCGAACTTGTCCCAGGCGCTGATGATCCGCGCCGAGGAGATAGTCAGGGGAGCCATAGGTTTCTATCCTCGAATGATTTTCTGATTGGTTCTGGCGGCTGCCGTCCGCGCCTGCCCTTCCGGGTTCGGCGTCCGCCCGCCTGCGTTGGATGGCACCCCTGGCCAGGCGCTGCCGAAGAAGCCTTTGAACCCGGCCCGCGCCGTCTCGACCAACTGCTTGAGTTGGTCGGGGTCGGCGCTGTCATCGGCACCAAAAACCTTGCCGACCTGCTCCCCGTGTTTGGCGTGGAGCAGGATCAGCAGGCTTTCCGGGTCGGTGGCACGGGCCTCCGCCAGCGCCTTGCTCAGGATGCCGTTCCGCTTTTCGGTGCGGCGCTCCTGTTGCAGGGCGGTCAGGCGTTGCTCGGCTTCACCCGCTTTGGTTTCGGCAGCCTGCAACCGTTCGTTCAACTGCTGGAGTTCGGCTCCCGCATCCGGCGCAGGCGCGGTCGGGGTCAGTCGCGCTTTCAGGCTGTCGAGGCTATCCACCCCTAATCCTTCCAGCAGCTTCTTCATCCACGTGCCTTCCGCCCGTTTGAGGCGGTCGCCGATCATGCGGTCAACTTGTTCCTGGTTGAATTGCGCCCCCGGTGGAGCATCCCCCGTGTTGCCCGGCGGGGTGGCCGGTGGTTCCGGCGTGGGCGTAGGTTGCGGAGCGAGGTCAGTCATTGCTCATCCATCCTTACACGAACAGGCCGCGCATACCCGGCGCGTGCGGTAGATGCTTTGAGCGTATCAAATTGGGAGTAGGGGGTTGTCAGCCTGAATTTTGAATTACAATGGTGGCACTCACGGAGTACAAGACATGGATAAGCAACCAGCAAAGACAACCGAGGAAGATTTGCGGCAACTGCGGGAGCGATTCGGCGCGTCCGGCAAGTATGAAGTGCCGCTCGAAACCACCAATCAAGCTCCATACTTCATGCAAAGCACGGGCAAGCAGCCACCTACTCGACTGGATTGGTTTATTATCCTGCTTCGGCGTTTTATCCGAGCCATAGATCGGCGCAGTTGACCTGTTCGCGGGCGACCGGCTCCCACTCGTGCGGGCAGTTGATATGGACGGGGGCCGGGTTCCGGCGCACGGTGTCCCGGTCAACCACCCCCGCCGCGAAATGACCCACGCATACCTCGCACACCGGCGGCGGCCCAATGAAGATGAAATCGCCCTGGCTGAGGTTTTGGTCGAAGAAACGCTGGCGGGCGTAGCCCCGTGTGGTCAGTTCGGTGTTGAGCGCGATCTGCTTGTCTTTCCAGACGGCGCGTTCTGCCGCCCACTGTTCCATGTTGCTGATGTAATACTGCCGATTGCCGCGTGGGTTGGCTTCGTACAACCGGGTCAGTTGCCCCGCCACATCCCGGTTCCAGGTCGCCGTGATCGAATCCGCGTCCAGGCGGCTCATGGCCTTGAGCTGCGTGTAATCATCGCCGCGTGGAGCCTGGCGTGGCAGCGGGTCAGTACAGCCGAGTTTGTTGCGTTCCTCTTTCACCGCCGCCCGGAAGATGCGCCGCCGCTGCTGGATGAGTTGCTTTTCCAGGGCGCGGGCTTCCTCCGGCGTGCGCCGATACAACAGCAGCATCACCTGGATGAGCTTACTCGGCATCCTCGGCAGCTTCCTCCACCAGCGCGTCCCACTCGGCATCGCTCATCGCCAGCAATCCCGCCCGTGCGCTCGCCATTTTGCTGACCCTGGCAGCCGCCAACATCTGCTGACCCCGCAACACTTCCCGCTGGCGCTCAGGGGGCAAGGAGCGGATCGTGCTGGCAGCCGTTTCCGCCTCACCCGTAGAGGCCGCCCGCAGCGAGGCGGCGATCAACTGCTTGCCCGCCCCGCTGACCCCGTGCAAGTCGGCCAGTTCGTCCAGCTTCGCTTGCAACTGGTCGGGCCGCAGCGCGGGCAAATGCCTACGCGGGGTCTTCGGTAAATTCGGCATCCTCGTCCTCCGGCAGATCGTCTTCCTCAAACAACCCGGTGCTGAACTCGCGCAATTCGGCTCGCATTTGCGCCTCGCGGTCAGCCAGTACGGCGTTGATGGTCGACTCATCGTAATCCAGCAATTGCAGTGAAAGTCGCTGCACCTGCGGGGTTTGGCCCCCGACTGCGCCCAGGGCGGAAAGCTGCTCGCTCAGGCTCAGGCTGTCCGGGATGATCGGGCGCGACCGGATAACCATGTCCAGGTCGCCCGCGTCGTAACTGTTCAGGCTGAAAGGCTCGAAGCCGCGATAATTCCGCTGCCCGCCCATGCTGACCGCCATCTGCATGGCGCGGATCAGCGCGTGGTCATAATTGCCGCATGCTTCCTCAATCCGCCCCAGCGCGTCGCTGTAGCCAGAGCGAACCCCTGGCGCGGTGAGTTGCCCCTGCTCCCGGATGCGCTGGAGCGCCAGTTCCGGCATATCGCGTTCAATCTCGCGCAGCATGTCCACTACGTTGCTGCTGGCCCCGGCGATGTCCAGCGAGGTGGTGATGGCCTCCAGCGACGTGTCTTTGTCCGGTAGGTACAGGATGTTCAGGCCATCGCGTCCTTCGCTGCTGGTCGAAAGTTGCCCGGCGTTGGCAATCCCCCGTGCTTGCAGCAGCGGAATGATGATCTTGCGGATTTGATCGTTGAGCAGGCTGGCCTGGTCATTGACCTCATCAATTTTGCGCTGCGCCAACCGCCAGGCATTGCCGCCCCAGGTCAACCCCAATTGCTGATGATGCGCCAGCACCAGCGGCACAAAGCCATACTCATTCTCCCACTCGGTCAGACCATCGAAGTAGGCATAGGGTTCGCCATCCCGGAAAGTGGCGAAGTACTCCTTCGTGATGACCTCGGTGTACACATAGCTCTTGCGCTGGCGCTGCTGTTTGGCGAAGGCGTAGCGCCCGGCCTTGAGCGCGGCGTAGTCTAGTTCGTCATCCCGCTCGTACTCAATCACGCAGCTGGTGACGTTGCCAACCTCATCCAGTTCGGCCTCGCGGATTTTGCCGGGGTGCAGCACTTCCAGCCGCACCTTTTCGGCGGCGCGGTCATCAATGACCTTCAGCGCCACATCGCCCAGCGCCGCGCCCCAGCGCACGTACAGCGACTTTTGCTCGCCAAAGCGTGACCAGATCAGCAGCTTACGCAGCGCATCCAGCAACGCCGGGTTATCCGTCTTGATCGGCAGCGCCCCGCCGGTCATGGTTTCCAGGTCGAGCGCCCCGCCGTAGATGAAGGCGACCAGGAGTTCGTTCTGCCGGGCGACCGGGTTGTATATCCCCCGGATATTTTTATACAGCCGATGGTGCATCTTAAGCTGCGTGGATAAAGTGTTGAACGCTTCGTAAATGGAATTATTCAGGTAATGCTCGGCGGTGTAGTAGCGCGTCAACCGCGCCTCGTAGGTATCCCAGCCGGACTCGCGCATGGGGACGAAGTTGCCGGGGTTAAAGTAGGCGTTGAGGAACGCCGTCACCCCGTTGGAAAGGCGGCTGCGCCAGTTCACGCTCGGTTGAAACAGCATCCGCTACCCCCCGAAGAAATCCGCCAGCAGCGGCGGGGCTTCGCCGATCTCCAGCGAGCCGACCCGATCCACCGCCGCGACCGCGTAGCGCATGGCATCCATGCCATGATTGTCTTTGTCCACAGGGGTTTCCTTCCCGGTCTTGCCGTCCGCCGTTGGCTGCCAGATGTACGCGGGCATTTCCTCAAGCGTACTACACGGGGAGGCCGCGCTTGCCAGCGCCGGGTCGCGCTCCTCCAGCGCATCCCGGAAGATGAACAGCCGAGGCTTGTCATCCGCCTGGGCGTTCAGCCGTGCCTGCACCAGTTGGATGCCGCTGCGGATGTCTTTCCGGGCGGGCGTGGTGTGAACCCCGTGCGCCGCCAGCGTTGCCCGGTCTTCGGCATCGTGGTCAGCCGGGATCGCCAGCACCCGCTTGCCCTGGAGCAGGCTGGCGATCTGTGCGGCGTGCTGCGCCACCAGCCGATGGGAGTAGTAAATCTCATGCACCAGGTACATCCGGTCGTCGTTATCCAGCGCCCAGAACTGGCAGACGAACGGATTGACGTAGCCGAAGTCAATGGAGATGACCCACCGCCAACTGGAGGGGATCGGGAAGCGGTCAATTACATGGACGCGCTCGTCGAAGGTATCGTAGACCGCGCCCTCCGCTTGCACCCACTTGCCCTCGTAGTAGCGGGCGCGGCGCAGACCGGTCAGCTTCGCCAGCTTGCCCAGCACATAATCCCGCCCCCGCGCCGTCCAGTCATGGGCAGCGGCATCCCAATAGCGCGGGTTATCCCGGTGGGTGGTCTCCAGCAAGGTCAGGTCGCCCGCGTCCGCCATCTGCCGAATCCAGTGCTTCGGCGAGTCCGGGTTGGTATCGCCGATCAACTGCTGATACGGCATCACGCCGGAGCGCAGGCGAGAGGTGAAAATCTCCCAATCATTGCGGGTGAACTGGCTGGCTTCGCCCGCGAAGATGAAATCGTACTCGGCGGAGAGCATCTTGCCGGGCCGATCCATGCCGCCGACCGCTACCTCGCTGCCGTTCGGGTAGCGATAAACCTGCCGATGCGTCCGCTTAATGCTGGAGCAGATGGGGTTATCCACACTCAGAATATCCCGCTCATACGTCACCAGCGTGGATTCCACCAGGTCAACCCGCACCTTGCGGACGATCAGCAGGCGCGAACGCGGGTAGCGCCAGGCCAGCGTGTGCAGTTTCCGCAGGACGGCCCGGCTTTTGCCCGTCCCCGCCGGGCCGCTCAGGACAATGCCCAGGTCAGTCCGTTGCTGGATAGCGCGGTTCGAACCGCGCAGTTCCTCCGGGGGCGGTTCGGCACCTTGCGCGGCTTGCTGAAGCTGTACCCGCTGAATGGCTTTCAGCAGCAGCGCCTCACGCGCCTGTGGCGATAACTTTTTCCAGTCCGCCGACAAGCTCATCTTCCGTCCGTCCAATTTTCTTCAGTTCGTCTTGCAGGTTCACGCGCACTTCATTGATGAGCAAGCCGTGTAGCTTGAGCTGGTCAAGAAGTACATGGTGGACAATCTTCAGGTCGCCTGTCGACCAGGCGGCATATTTCAACTCGTCCAGTTCAGCCAATAACCGCACCTTCATCTCATCAGTCTTGCGGCTGGCTTTCTGCTGCCATTCCTTTTCCAGCGCCTTGATGTCTGTGTTGATCGTCCCCAGGCTCCAGGCTTCGCCCGTCTTCGGGTTGGTCAGTTTGCGCTTGACCAACTGCAGCCGAATTTCGCGCTGGGTCATGCCGCGCAGCGCCAAGCGGGAGACTATTTCCCGCCGCTGGGCGATCAGCAGAGCATTGCTTTTGTTCAGCCCCATGATGTTCAGCCATCCACCTGCGGGCGCAGACCCAGCGCCGCCAGCCGCGCCAGGGTCAGCGCCACATATTTTGGCTCCAGTTCCATCGCGCAGACCGTGCGCTCCAGCGCCTCGGCAGCCAGCAGGGTTGTACCGCCCCCGCTGAACGGCTCGTAAATCACGCCGCCGCGCAGGGTCGAGTTGCGGATGAAGGCGCTGAACAGGTCAATGGGTTTTTCGTTTGGGTGAACGGTGGCAGCCGGTTTGATGGCATCAATCACGGTGGACTCGTCGCGTCCGCCGTTCCAGATGCGGTCTTTGCCCTGCCAGTAACCGTACCAGATGCCCTCGTGCGACCACTGGTAATCGCTCCGTCCCAAGGCAAAATGGTTCTTCCGCCAGATGATCTGGCTCTGCACATGCACGCCCGCCTCAACCAGGCCGAAGTAACTGGAGCAACCCTCCGCCAGCGCCGCTGAACACATATAGATGGTCGCGTTTGGCAGCGCCGCCTGCTCCCGCGCCGTGTTGAACACGTCAGCAATGAAGGCTTGCTGGGCCGCCCCGCGCCGATCATCCCCCTGGATGCGTTGCGGTCGATGACTTTTGCGGGGGGTGCCGTCAAACTGACCGCGCTCATAGCTTACCCCGTAGGGCGGGTCAGTGAGGACGCACTGCGCCCGTTGCCCGTTCATCAGGCGGGTCACGTCTGCCGAGTAGGTGCTGTCGCCGCACAGCAGCCGATGCTCCCCGCCGTGCGCCGAGGGGATGCGCCACAGTTGCCCCGGCTCTACCTGCCATGCTGCTAGGAGGGCTTCGGCTTCATCTGGGCCAAACGTGTCCGGTTGAGCATCCAGTTCCAGGTCGGCAAAAAGCGCCGCTAGGTCGCGCTCGCTGAACATGCCGCTCAGGTCGTAACCCGCCTGTACATCGCGCAGGATTTGATCGGCATCCCACTCCAGGCCAAGTTCACCAGCGCGGTTATCCAGGTAAGCCAGCAATCGGGCGCGGCCATCCGGTTCGTTCAGGTCGAGGTCATTCCGCTGTACCACCACCAACGCCTCGCCCTCGGTCGGCACCACGATCACCTGCTCGTGGCCCAGCTCCAGCGCCTCGGCATGGGTTTTGTTGCCCGCCAAAATGGTGCCGTGCCGATCCACCACGATAGAACGCCCGAAGCCCACCTGCTGGATGCTGTCATCGAGGAGTTTGCGCCCGCGTTGCGTCCCCCGGTTGGCGTTGGCAGGATCGGGCTTGAAAGATTTAAGGGTGGGCGTGGCTGGCTTCTTCGGCATGGTCTACACCGTCCGCTACCTAAAACGGTCGTCTCTATTAAGATACGCATAATTTGATGCGGGCTTGTTTCATCGGTCTAAATACTGCCCCACTGCTGACCCCCGCCGGGGCCGGAAAGTGAACGCCTGCTGGAACCTGCGCCCGCCGCCGGTCGCTTTCAGTCCCGCCACCCGCTTTTCATACCGCTGCCGATCTTTGGGCGTTTCGTAATCCGGCAGCAGGTGCGGCTTCCGCAGTTTCAGTCGGTAACTGGTCAGGCCGCAGCGCGTGCCGTACTCAATCAAATGCACATGGTCGGCATCCCAGCCCCGCCAATACAGCACCGTCGCCATGTCCCGCTGTATCGTGCGGATCGGCACCCAATCCGGGATGTTCTGCACATAGCGCAGGTGGTCGCCCTCGTACAGGCGGTAATGTTTATCCCCCCGCACCTGGTACAAATACTCCAGCCGCCACCCCCGCCAGCGCAACACATCATCTACCCGCATGGCCCGCAGCTTGCGCTCCAGTTGCACGCATTCCAGCCCGGCATACGGCAGGGTCGGCTGCATGACCCGCGCCGATTGGTAGCCTGCTGCCCGCTTCGGGGGGTGCTTCCGCTTGTTTTGAGTCGCCGGGAGATAGCTCAGTTGCATCCTGCACCGCCTTGCGTTTGCATTCGGGTTGCATTAAACTGTGGATGCTTGAGCAGGTGGAATTAACGCAGTGAGGAGCCGTTCGGCGTGGGCGCGTCGGGCGGCTTTTGTTTTCAGTGTAAGAACATTTCTTTTATAACACAAGGCATCAGCAGGTTAGAAATAGTAAACGCCGGGCGTATGGCCCGGCGTTTTGTCGATCACTTTTAGGGCTTGAGCGCGGGACTACCCGCCGCTGGTCAGGGTCAGCGTGTAGGTCAGTTGGATGCTCTCGCCGATGGCGATGTTCACCACGCTGTACACGCTGCGGTCAAAGCAGATACCGCCGCCAGTCGCTGCCTGGTTGGAAATCATGTGTTCAGTGTTGGCGATGGCAGCGTCCGCCGTCAGCGTGCCGACCGAACGATACTGGTTGCTGGCCGGTTCCGACTGTGTGCCAGTGGCGCGGATGTTATCCGGGTTGAGCGCGGTGGTCGATTCGGTCTGGAGCGCGGTATCACTGGCGGACTCGGCGTTGTTGCCGGTACCGATACCGTGATAATTCATGGTTTCCAGTTCGACCAGATTCTGGAAGGCATCGACGATGAAGCCCACGCCTGCGTTCGTCACCACGCGGTAACTCACCACGCCGTAATCAATCCAATACGTGCGGGTGAGCGCGTAGGCTTCGGCCTCCTCCAGCTTTCCGTCCCGGCGCAGCGCCACAAAATGCTCGCGCTCAATCTCGTTGTACCAGGTGCGTTTGCGGAGGCTCAGTTCGCCGATGCCACACATAACACCAAAAGCATTAGCGACCGGGATGACGGCGTGTTTGGCGAACCAGCCTTTGAGAAAGCCGAGGCGCAGCCGATTGCGGAGCGTGTAACCAAGTGGCGCTGGCACCACCGCGCCGATCTTGCGGACGGATACACTGCCGCTTGGGCGGGAGCTACCGCCAAAAGTCAGTTGCATGGCGTTACTCCTTATCCGTCTTCAGGTCGCCCGCCGCGCCGACTGAACCGCTGACGTGGATGCGCTTGATGTTCGGGTTGGGATCAGGGGCCTCTTCCGGTAGAGCGATTTCGCCCGCCGCAATTTTCCGGGCCAGCCAGTCCGTGACCGTGCGGGCTTCGGCATCGAACGCCTCGAACGTCCCCGCCGGGGCCAGTTGCAGTAGTTCCGCCGCCTCCGCCGCCGTCAACCCGCTGATGACATCCTCACTGATGTAGGTCGCTCCCGGAGCCACCATCTTGACGGGCATCGCACTCGTCACCGTGAAATCACGTAGCACTTTGAACGCTGCCATCAGTCCCTCATTTCACTTCAGTCGTAAGGACGGCTGCCCGCCGCTCGCCATTGCTCAAGGGAATGCGTACAATGTAAGTGTAAGTGTGATGGGCTACCCCCCCTGTCAGCCGCAGGGTGACGACGTTGCCCACCGTCTCCTCAATGGTGACCAGCAGTTCCCCATCCGGTTCAACTTTCAGGATCGTGGCGCTGCCCACAGTAGCACCGTCCAGGTCGGTCGCTTCAATCTCCTGGAAGATGATCTCGTCCAGGTGCTTGATCGGCGTGACCTTCCTGGCTCCGTAATAACTCATGATTCTCGTCCTATCTTGAAGCGCCGAGCGCCAAACGTGACTTGTATGCCCGGCGGTTTCACTTCCAGCCGGATCGGGCGGGCGTTGACCCGCAGGTAAATGCGCGGCCAGATGACCGCCACCACCGGCGCGAAGCTGGGCGAGGTCACTTCGCCCGCCAGCGTGAGGAAGCCGTTCAGCCATTTGCGCGGCGCTTTGACCAGCACCCCCGCCATGATGAGCGTCCCCGCCAGCGACCGCGCCAGCGTCTTCGTCACCGCGCCCGCCGGGGCCAGCGTCCCGGTCAGCGCCAGTTGCAGGCCCCGCGTCACGCTGGCCTCCCCGCTCAGGCTCAGTGTACCCGCCAGCACCTTGCCCACTTGTCGGCGGGTGATGCCCGCCGGGGCCAAGTCGCCGGTCAGGAGTTTGCTGGCTCGTTTGGTCAACGTCCCGGTCGGGGTGATCGCCCCGCTGAGGCTCTGCAGCAGCGCCCGCAGCGCCGCGAGTGTCCCTGTCGGCGTGATGCCGCCGACCAGCACTTTGTTCACCCGTTTGGAGAAGCCACCCGCCAGGCTGATGCCCCCGCCTAGCACTTTATTCACCCGTTTGGAGAAGCCCCCCGACGGGCTTAAGTCCCCGGTCAGCAGTTTGCCGGGTCGTTTGGTCAGTGACCCCGTTGGCGTGATGGCCCCGCTGAGGCTCTGCAGCAGCGCCCGCAGTGCCGTGAGTGTCCCCGTCGGCTCGATGGCCCCGCTGAACAACTTACCCGCCCGTTTGACCAGCGCCCCCGCCGGGGTGATCTCCCCGGTGAAGAGTTTGCCGGGGCGTTTGGTCAGGTCGCCCGCCGGGGTGATGCCCCCGCTCAATACTTTCCCCACTCGCTTGCCCAATGCCCCGGTCGGTGTCAGGTCGCCGGTAAATATCTTGCCAGGGCGTTTGACGAGAGCGCCCGCCGGCATCAAGTCCCCGCTAAGCAGCTTCCCCGCCCGTTTGACGAGCGCCCCCGCCGGGGTGATGCCCCCGCTCAGGCTGATTGAGTAGGTCGGCCCACCCGCTGCCACATGGCTGAGGATGTATTGCGCCCCGCCCCAGGCGATACCGTTATCGCTGGCGGCATCGGTCGGGGAGTTGTACTCGGTGAAGTTGTAGGCGTTGGCGTAGCCGGTGACGCGCTCGGTTGCGCCCGGCATGATCGGGTACCATTCCCACAGGTTTGACCAGCGCGAAGGTGTGACGAGGTGCATTTCCGCCTGCACTTCGGCTGCCGAAAGTGCTGCCTGCCACAGCTTCATGGCGTGGATGCGTCCGTTGAAAAAGTCCGCGCCCGCGTCCCGGCTGCCGACCCACATCCGGCTGGAAGCCCCGCGGGAAGCCACCGAGCGCGTATTGGTGATGTCCAGCACGCCGTTCAGGTAAACGTACAGGTTGCTGCTGCTGGTGCGGACGATAGCAACGTGGTACCAGGTGCTTGCCGAAAGCGCCGACCCCACCACATTGCTGCTGCCGCCCGCGTTTTCCACATCCATCCGCAGCGAATCATTGGAGTCATTGATCCGCAGCATCTCACTGCTGTAGCTGCCTGTATTGTCCGTTTTCAGGATGCTGGGGTCAGACCCCGATGGCAGGGTGGTCAGGTATATCCACGCCATCCAGGTATAGGCGCTGTTGTAATCAATGGTCGCCCCGCTGCTCCGCAACCAGCGTTGCGAAGACGCCGAGGCGAACAGGACAGCCATTTACGCCGCGTCCCGGAATTCCACCGTCAGGAGATGGCAATCGCCTGCCGCTGTATCGCTGGCGTTGTCAGCATCGCGGGCGACGCGCAGCCGGAAGTAGTCCCCGGCGGCAATGCTGTCGGCGTTGGTCAGGGTGATGCTGGCGCTGGCGAGGTAGCCCTGGGTGCCAGGGACGGCGCTGGTCACAGAGTTCACCGTGTCGAAGCTGCTGGCGCTGTCCAGGTCGAGCGTGTCCGCCGGGGTGACTGCTTCCACCTGCCCGGTCAGCACCACATTGCCGGTTGTGCCGGAGGCCATGTAATACTGGATGACCAGCGTCAGGGTGCCGGTCAACCCCTGCGGGGCCACCAATTGCCCCCATTCGTGGGTTTCATCAGTGGCGGCATCGAAGGCCAGGTACATGCGCCCCTGGGCATCCCGCCCGCGCTGTGGGAAAGCCGAACCCACCCCCACGCCACTTTCGCCGTTCAGTACAAAGCGGGTTGCCATCACAGCACCTCAAATCGGCGTAGGATGAGCAGCACCAGGATCAGGGCTTTCAACCGTGCCGTGAGAAGGTTCCGTACCAGCAAGGGCAGCGCCAGGTTGTAGGCCGCCATGTTGGAATCCAGCCAGTCATCCGCCGCGTTGATTGCCCCGCGCAAGTCGCTTTTGGTCATGCCCACCGCTTCGCCCATATCGGAAAGCCGCTGCATGAGTTGCGCGTGAACCTGCTGCCGATCTGGATTAGGAAGTGTTGCCATACCCGGTCTCCAATCCTGTGCCTGCCTCCCTCTCAGGCTACCCCGCCCGCCCGCCGGGGCTTGTCGGCAAAACAACACCGCCCGCATGGAGCCTGAAATCCATGCGGGCGGTGAATGAGAGGTCGTTTGATGCAGTCCGCCGACCCCTCTACGCGCACCGTTCAGGGATCGCCATCTACTGCTTCATAAGACACCTCCGCGTGATCGCTTTGCCTGTCCATCAACATAGCAAAGTCGGCAGCGGGGGTTGCGGTGCATCAAATTATGCGTTGACCCGTCGCAGATTGGCGGAGTGGTAGCGCCCGCTGGTCGTCACGATGCCGCGAGCGCCAATGCTCACCACCGTGCTGGTCTCCCCGTACTGGTCGTGGACTCGGTCGCCCACTTCGATTGCCTGGCGGCGCGGGCGGCTGCGGAGCGGGATGTGGGCCGGGTTGGTCAGACCGTCGATCAGATCGGCGGAGGTCATATCCCATATGACTGCGCCCTGAATGCCAAAGCGGGCCTGGTACTCGTTTTGGAGTTGGGTCAGGGTCATGTGTTGGGGGGCTATTGTGCTGGTCATGGTCGTTTTCTCCGGTAGCTGATTACAGTCACACAGTACCTCTGGTTCGGGGACGCAGCAAGCGGCAAAACCCCCACTTTCAGGGGGTTTGCAGGCGGTATAAACGACACCGCCTCGATGGATTTCAAGGCCCATCGAGGCGGTGTGTCCGGGAATGTCTACGTTCCCGGTCGCTGGCGCAACCCCTTAAGATCAAATCGCCGACAGTACGTATCTGATCCGCAGCGTTCTGTGGCTCCCGCCTGCCTTTGCGTTATCGGTCGCAGTCCCTATCCCGCACGCATCTGGCGCGGGCTACAGTTGGGTTTCGAAGCAAGTTGCAAGGTGATCGGTGCTGTCACGCAGCACAGGCCTGGAGCCTGCCGGGCTTCCCCGCGATCACCGGGTAGCAACATGGTGGAAGGGATACCCAACATCCATGTGCGCTCAGGATAAGCGAAATCTGGCAGAGTGTCAATCGCCTCAAAACAACCGGGGCTGTTCCTCCGGCACCTCCAGCACGGGCGGCAACGGCGGCAGCGTGCATTGCCCCGGCTCAACCTCCCACACGGTTTCAGCATAGCGAGTCTTGAGCGTCCAATTCGCTTTTTCGGCATACGCCAGTTGATGATACGTCCCCGCGTCCCGATCATGCGGCTCGATGTACGGCAGACCACACGCGGCGAATACACTGCGCTCATCAGGGGTATGCAGCAGCGCCCCCTCCCGGTACAGCGCCGCGTCAATCCATTTAACCTCCGGCGGGCAAATGCCCCGGTCGCCGTTGCGAGTGAGGCGACCACGCTCCGTCATCAGCACCTGATTCGCATCACCCGGCCCGGTGCGGAGCAGTAGCGTTGGCCCCCACTGCCGATCTGGTAGCACAATGAAGATGTCCACCGGCAGGCCGTCATACCAGAATGCCTTGTAGCGGCTGCCCGCTGGCGGTGCGTCCTGCCCGGCCATCTGCCGCGCCGACCAGGTACCGCCCCAGGCCAGCAGCGCCCCGTTGGTCTTCAGGCGCGGCTTGACCAGCCCCAGATCAATCATCTGCTGGAGCCGCATGTCCAACAGATTTTGCTCACCGGCGGGCGACGGACGGTAGCGCGGTGCCGCCACCAATTCCACATCGCCGACCGCCGCCTTGCCCCGCCGCAGCGACCCGGCAATCTGGAGCCGGGTGCAGTCGTCAGTGAGCAAGGTCATCAGCCGCAGCGCGACTCGCAAGGCATCAGCAGCGGCGTGCTGAAGTTTGTCGTTCATGGTCGTATCACCTCGCCGTACCAGACGGCATAATCCACATCCAACGGTTCATCTTCATCGCCGTAGTAGCTTCCCAGCCATTCGGCAAAGTCTGCTGCCCACTTCAGCGCAGCCTCCACATGCTTACGGTGGGTCACGCAGGTGAAGATGATCGTGTTGCCAGTCCGCTCGTCAAAGGCTTCCACGACCGGGAATAACAACGTGGGCCAGTGCTGGTTCTCTGGCTCAAGCACCGTTGGCGCAAGGTAGCGTCCTTGCTGCGAGCGCAGCCACATCAGCAGCGTTTCAACCGCGTGGTTCGGGGTCATGGCAACGTGATCTTCTCGAATAGGTCTGGCCCCCAGAGGAACGTGTTAACCGGAAAGGATATACAATCCGGCATTGTCTTGAGTGCCTGGCTCACTGCCAATCGAGAGAGGATGGGCAGTATCAGACGCACCTCGTCAAAAAGCGCCTCGTCGTCAACGATGCCGATCACACACAACTGCTCTTGGGTGTAATCAACACCTATGTAGATAGCCCACTTGTCAGCGAAGCGCTTGGGATCAACAAAGTGGCCCGCGCTCAGTCCACAAACCGGGTCTGCCAGCCACGCTTTGAACCGTTCAAGGCTGCGGTTAGGCTTTGTGTTCTTACTCATGCCTTTTTCTCCTTATTCTGCTTCCGTAACAGCCTGCCGATCACCACCCACCGCCGACCATCCGACCCGGCGACCAGCATGGAACCGTTGCGCCCCCGGATGCACTTGCCCGCCGCGTTCAGTACCGGGTCGCAGGGCATCCCGCGCAGCGCCGGGTCGGTCAGCCGGTCGCCGAGGTAGATGTACTTCATGCGTTTTGATCGTCTTCCCACTCCAGTCCCAGCACTTGCATCCAGCGCGACGGTGGACTCAGGTTCACGCCGTCCAGTTCCAGCGGTGGCGTCCACTCCCACAAGCCCAGCTTACCCACCGCCGGGATCGGCGGGTTAAACACGTAGGTCACTTGCAACTGCCAGGCAAAGCGTCCCAGCGTCCAATCGCCAAAGGCTTGCTCGCGGTCAAGGATGATGTCCCGAAAACGGCGTGTGATCTCATAACAGTGGATGAGTTGACCCACGCACAACACCCGACCCAGCCTTGACGGGATGTCGTCGGCTACCGCTCGTAATTTTGGGTTGAGGTTGCTTAGTTTGGCGAGCGAGTGAGCCTGCTCCCGCCCCCAGAGTTTGCCCGCATGGATAACCAACTTGCCCCGATAGTCCGTTTTCCAACTCCGGGTTTCATAGGCTTTGGCCTTGATCGCGATAGCCGTTGCCCAGGGTTCGCGGACGGTCAATGCCTTGATCGTTGCGGGCATCACTCACCCCCCGTCAGCAGCCGATCAGTCGGCAACCCGGCGCTGAGTTGCGCTACCACCGCCTCGCTGACCGTGTTGCCGCTGGGCAGCACCAGCGTGCCGACCAACGGGTGAAACCCCGGCGCGAACACCTGGGCGGTGACGGCGGCCTTCAGTTGATCCCGTAGGTTGAGCAGCGCCTGCACCTTGACCCGTAGCACCTTGAGCGGGGTTTCATCGTACTTCAGCGGCAGTCCGGCGCAGGTCATCCGCCCCTGCGCCTTGCCGACCATGAACTCCACCTGGTAGCCGTGCCGCCGCGAGTCGCCCCTGCCGTAGATGCCTTCGATAAAGTGGATGTTGCCCGCCCCCAACTTGCTGAGTTCCTGCCGCACGGCATCCTTCGCTTTTTCGAGGTCGAGCCGCTTGCCATCCACCGCGTAGTACGGCGCAAATTTGGCCCGCGCCTCCTCGAAAAACGGCACCGGGATCGCGTGCGGCTCCGCCGAGGTCGGCGTGAATGTGAAATCAATCATGGTCGTCCTCCCCTTCCTCTACCCCCGCCGCCTCGACCAACCGCAGCAGCAACCGGAAATCATCGCCGTGCTGCTGAACCAGGTTGAGTACCCGGCGCTCCAGTCGTTCCATGCTCATCCGGCGTGGCTCGAATTCCGGGTCGTACTTTTCCTCGCTTATTTCCAATCGCCACTCCAGCAGGAAACTCGCTTGGCGCAGGTTGGAAAGGAAGGTGCGGAGCGACTCGCGCTCCGCCGTTGTCAGGGTGGTCATCACGCCCCCGCTTCCAGCCGACTAATAGTCAGCTTGCGGAGTTTGGCGATGAAGTCCTCGACATACTCAATCGAGATTTGCCGCTCTTCTGCGGGCTTGGATAAATCGCTCAGGCGGATTTCCTTGACCCCCGTCCACATCATGTCCAGTTGCCCGGCAAGGAGGCTGCGATCCGGCGCAGCCTTCCTCTTGCCGTTCGGCTCCGGCAGCGTCCCATACGTCGCCGCTGGACGGCTGATCGGCTGCTGCGGCGCATCCCAATCCCCGTAGGCGCGGCCCAGGGCAGCGCCTACGGG